AGGCTGAAAGCCGAATTAGAATATGGGCGGTTGATTATTTCCATTTTAGAAAGTCCGGAACAGGCGATAAAGAATTTGGAAAGGTATCTTCGGAAACTTCACAATATAAAATAAAGGCCGAGTTAAAACGATAAAAACATATGCCATACAAATTAGTAAAGAATAAAATATACAGCAAGGCAACCGGCAAGTGGAAATTGAAACAAACCTGTAAGAACGTTGCCAATGCCAAAAGGGCGCTTGGTCTTTTAAGGGGGTTGGAAAGTGGCTCGATTAAACCGAGTCAAGTTGGGAAGGGTAAATATAATAAGAAGAAGGGGAAGAAAAGAGTAGCAAAAAAGAGTAAGTATTCTGCCCAAGTTAGAAAAACTATGGGTTGGGCATAAAAGCCCGGAAAGGTCGAAGTTAATTTAATAAATAATAAGTAAATAAATATAATTTTATGTTAGGTGAAAATTTCGTAGGGCGAGAAGAGGTATTAAAAATCCTCGCCAAAGACCCGAGCGCAGTTACGGATGCAGAAAGAGAGATTTTGAGAGCGCGACGCAGTTATTTAACCGATGAAGAGAAGGAGAGATACGGGATTGAGGAAACTACCTCTCCAGAACCAAAAAAGAAAAAGTCAAAAGAATAAGTTAACTGCCAAACCCAAAAATTAGCGGATTGTTGCAAAATCCACTAAGATTGGACGGCAAAAATTATGATGGTTGAAAAACCACAGCAAACCCCGCGAGGGACGCAAACAGACCCCCCTGTTAAAAAGGATCCTCCGGCTGACGGGATTCCGGCCCAAGAGGTTGATTATAAAAAAAAGTTCAGCGAATCTACCACCGAGAACCAGCGCATCCTTAAAGATAACGCTCAACTTCTTCGGGAAAAAGCTGAAGCTGAATCCAAGCTGGCGGAAGCCCAGCGAACTCTTTCTGAAAAGGAATTGAAAGAGAAATATCCTAATTGGGATGAGATGTTGCCTGAAGAACAGGTGGCCAAAAAAGAGGAGATAGAAAAAGAAAAACGCCTCAAGATTTTAGAGGCGAAGGAAAAATGGAGAGAGGATTACGCAAGGTTGTCCAAAGCAACGAAAGAAAAGATTGAGAATAAAGGAGGGGAAGAGGCATTTAAAGATTTTGCCTGTTCTCCCGAGAATCGCGGTCAAAAGAACCTGGCAAATCTGGTCAAGCAATTCTTATTTGAGGAACCGGTGGAACAACCGACTCCTCCAGAAGAAGAATTGAAACTAGGACTTGAACCAGGGACAGGTGGACCAAGCACCATTATTCCCAAAAAAGAGGGATATACGGCCGAACAGGCGGCCGAGATGAGAGTCAAAGACCCCAAGAAATACAATAAGTTGGTTTCTGAGGGGAGAATGAAAATCATCTAACTTTGATTCCTTTAAGGTTGCGGAAAGAGTAAAACAAGTTGAAATTGAATATGGACGCTTACGGAACTAACCTTGGAGAAAAATTTGCTGCGAGTGCTTTAGAGAAGTATTACGAAACCGCTGTTCAGCCCTTGATTACTAACGACGATTACGAAAAATTGCTTAGTGCTGGTGGAGCTTCAAAGTTTTCAGTTCTTACTTTTGGGGATGTAACTCTTCAAACTTATACTGGAAGCACTTTAACCCTTATAGATCCCACTGAAAGCGAGGGAGAATTAGACCCTAGCCAACAGGTAGCCTACTATTTCCCGATTCGATCTCTATCTGAGTTTGAAAGTTATGTTAATGACCCAGGAAGCAAATTAGTCGAGAGAGCCACAAAGCAACTTAAACAGGGAATTGATACCTACGTTCTTGGTTTATACGCCGATGTCGGTTCTGGAAACAGAGTCGGCACTGACTATACTACCGGGAGTGTGACGGTTACTGCTACTACTGGTGCGGTTGTTGGAACGAACACGGTTTTCACTTCAGCAATGGTTGGATTGGGCTTTAAAGCTAATGGGCATACCAAGTGGTATAGGGTCAAAACTTATACCAATGGCACCAACATTGTTATTGAAAACGATTCAGATGACGATACTTCTATCTATGACGGAGGGGCGGTTAGCGCGGGCTCTTCTTATACTATTGAAGCCGCGACTGTTTTGACTGTTACTTCTGCTACTATTGCCGATTATATTGATACTTTGGCTGAAAAGTTAGACGCTGCAGAAATTCCGAAAGAAGATAGATGGCTGGTTGTCAATGCCAAAATTGCTCATTTGATTAAACAATCAACTGAGTATACCCCGGCAGTTGAGTCGGCTTATAGAGATGTGGTGCAGAAAGGCTTACTCGGATTTATTAGTGGGTTTCAGGTCCTCCAGAATGAGAGGGTGGCTGGCAATAACACTACTGGCTACTATATCTTGGCTGGACACAAATCTGCGATTACCTTTGCGATGGAATATAAGAATACAGCGATTGAAATGGATTTAATCGGAAACTTCGGGAAAGCATATAAAGGACTGATCGTCTATGGAGCAAAAGTCTTGGATGAGAGACGACGTGCTTTAGCATATTTGTGGTGTAAGATTTGACAAATATAGAAACATAACTTGTGGTATGTTCGTTCGTGGGGTAATATCTTGACGGAAATTACCTCACAGCGTCAAGGAAGGAACATATACAATTAAATTATGCCAACTGGAGTTTATGAAAGGTCAAAAAAACAGAAAGAACAAGCGAGAAAGAATATTGAACCATTTCTTTATAAAAAAGGAGATAATAAAGGAATACATCCGAAAACCGAATTTAAGAAAGGACATAAAAAACCTTCAAATGCTTATAAATTTCCCATAGGATGTCCAAATTATAATAGTGGTTCAAATAAAGGCAAACACTGGAAAATTAAAGACACTTCTAAAATGAAGGGAAAAGAACCTTGGAATAAAAATACAAAAGGATTGATAAAACCAAATTCAGGAAGTTTTAAGAAAGGAACACCGATAGAAAAACATCCAAGATGGTTAGGAGGAATTTCTTTTGAACCTTATTCAGTTGATTGGACACAAACACTTAAGAGAAGTATCAGAGAAAGATATCATTATATCTGTCAGATATGTGGAAAAGAACCTTCAGTAATAGTTCACCATATTGATTACAACAAAAAGAATTGTAATCCAGAAAACTTAATTACTTTATGTAGAAATTGCCATACCAAAACAAATACAAACAGAAATTATTGGAAAGAATATCTTATGGATAGTCCCCCTCGAAGAATACCCCACTCACGCCAGAGAAGGAACAACGAATTTTCCCAAAGTTAGAGATGTGAGACGGGGGGAGAAACAAGACTTCCCCTCGTCTCGCAAGTAAAATTATGTGGAATCCATTCAAAGGAAAACCAGAAATAGCAAAGGGGCCGCCTGATGGAGGATCGGCAAGAGCTTATGTAAGGACTAATGCGCAGGGAGAAAGAGAAACCTTTGTTATAGGAGAAAAATATCCTATGCGGGGCCATTCAAGAGAAAAAGTCCTACACGGCAAATTAAGCACGCTTAAAGATTTGATAAAAACCGGAATGAAATTGATATACGAATCCGAAGCCGATATGGTTCCCCAGGAAGAGTTAAAATTACCGATAAGAGCAATGGCCGAAACCTTTGATTTAATTATAGAAGCGGAAGAATATGAGGACATGAAACAGAGATGGAGAATGGCGAAAAAAGTATTTTGCCATTTTGCCGAAGAGGATGATGCTTATTGTTATCGCTACCAATGGTTTGCGGAAAAATTAGCCAAAAGAATAAAAGAAATAAAATTAAGCAAAGCCGACAAGTATTATTTTTATTCAAGGAAGGACTTTAAGTGGAATTTATGATTCCTTATGTGATAGATACATTCCGCGGCGGGATTTCAGATGAGGATGATAAGGGAGTTAAAGGCTCTTTCAAATTTGGTTATGGGTTGGACATCCATAAAAAAAAGGATACTTTAAGTTGCCAGCAGGCGATGAAAAATGAATCAGGAAGCGTGGTGGTAGATTTGATTAACTTTTTCGTTCCGGCCACCGATGGCAATGCCTATGGGTTCGGAGACGCAGGGAATATCTATAAAAGGACTCCTGCCGGGGACTGGAGCGTAAAATATACAGATGGCAGCAGTCTTTCGATAAAAGGAGCCTATGAATGGGAAGATGATGCCGGGAATAATTATCTGTATTGGGCCACCGATACTCAATTAAACAGAAAACCCTTGCCTGGGGCGAGTGATTGGTCGGATGTAGTTATTGGTTGGCAAACTTTAACTTCGGCTGATTGGCACACGATGAAGCAAGCCTGCGGCAATTTAATGATTTGCAATGGAAACTTTTTGGCAATGGTGGATTATCAGGGAGTTTTTACCGCCGAAGCAATGAATTTAAGGCCCGGTAATTTGGCCACTTGTTTGGAGGAAGACAACGATTATGCAATTATCGGCTCAAAAAGAAAAGATGAAGCCGAAATAGGGCATGTTTGGAGTTGGATTACGACGGCCTTAAATTGGGTGCAGAAAAAGATTATTCCAAGTAAAGGGGTAAATGCTTTAATTACTACGGAAGCAATGTTTCTTCAAGCCGGAACGGATGGAGAATTATATTTCTCCGATATGGTGAACAACGTTCCTCTTTTGGCTTTTCCTGGCGGGGGGCAAGTGAACCCCGGGGGAGTGACGAATAAAAATGGAATGGCAATGTTCGGAGTTTTTGGCGGAGACAATCCCGGTATTTATTCCTATGGGAGAAAAAGGAAAAACAGGCCGTTGGCGCTTAATCTGGATTATAAATTAACATTAGAAACGGTTACGGAAATAGGGGCGATAGAAATGGTTGGAGGGGATTTGTTGGTTTCTTACCAAAGCGGCACTACTTATTCGGTAGAAGTGGTTGACCCTAATAATAAAGCAGACGCAATTTATGAATCACTTGATTTTGACGGCGGATCTCCATATTTTGCTAAACTCTTTGAGAATATAAAAATTAAATTAGAACCTTTGCCCACCGGTTGTTCAATCAAAGCAAAATATCGGATGAACAAAGATGGAAACTTTGTAGCAGCGAAATTCGTTAATTCTACCGGTGTTCAAATAGAAACATTTGATACGGCTGGAGGAACAGAGGTGGTTTTTAATGTAGGAGACCGAGGAGAGATTTATGAAGTAAGGGTTGAACTTTATCATTATGGCAATACCACCCCCGATGTTTTGAGCATAAATACTTATATCGCCGATGAGGGAGAAATTTATTAAATATGGTCAAAATAAAAATATTAAGAAATAAAGAAAAAGCAGACCAACCTTTGCCTGGAAGAGATGCCTATCTTGAAGCACACATAAGACAATCTATTTTGGAACACGCAGACGAGTCGGTGAATAATTTTAAAATAAGGTCAATGGCCAGGGCTTTTACCGCCATCGTTGGGACTGAGAAGGAAGCCGGGGTTTTTACTGATATCCAAGAGGCAATAGATGCGGCCCATGAGGCGGGCGGTGGAAAAGTTCTTTTATTAAATGGGAGGTTTTATCCCACTTCTGACATAACTCTATATTCGGGGATTTATTTAGAAGGTCAGACGGCACAAAGCACAATTATAGATTTTGGCGGGCAGGCGTATGGAATAAAGGCAGTCGGTTCAGACGCTTATTCTGCGGGAACAATAACGGTGGTCAATGGTTCAGCCTCGGTTACAGGGGCCGGGACTTCCTGGACGACCGCCATGATAGGACGAAGTATTCTACTTTCTGGGATTTGGTATCCAATATTAGATGTCAACGCCGGAACGCAGACAATAACGATAGCCGCCCCTTATACCGATGCCAATTTGACTACGGCAACTTATATAATAGCGACAACGATTGATGATGTTAATCTAAGTAATTTTACAGTAACAAATTCCACCGCATCTGCCTTAAAAGTTCAATATGGAAACTTTGGAAATTTAGATGGAATAATCGCCACATCTTCATTGGTCGGGATTGAGTTTCGTGACAGCAGCACATATTCTTTTGGGATTTCTTCGATAGATGGATTTTACAACCACACCAATTTTATCTGGGATAATTGCCATTATGTAACTACCACAGCGGCTGGTTCGATAGCCACCTTATCCGGGAATGGGTGGGAAATAAGCAACTGCACCAATAGTGCGATAAACGATAGTTTTATTTTAGCAAGCGTGGGCGATGGAATACAAATCACAAATTGCGATATAGTTTTATTCAAAGGGGTTACTTCGAAAGGAAACGGCGGAAAAGGGATAAACTTAATCTCTGGGAATAACCAAGTCCAGTTTGTTTCCGTCAATTCCCAAAACAATGTTTCCGATGGGATAAAATTAACCGCCACTTCTGATAATTGCCAAATGAGTAATTGCCAATTATTTGACAACGGAGGATACGGGATAAACATAGCGGCGGCTAACTGCAACAACAACTTCCTGAACTGGAACCAGTATTCGGGCAATGCCGCTGGACCTTATAAGGATGGAGGGACGGATACAAGTATTTCCGAAGTAGGGACATTAGCCCCGACCGCCATTGCTGGAGCTACTTTAAGGGCGAGCGCCGATACGGAAAGAAATGGAACGGATTTGGCTTGGACGAAGAAAAAGGAAATCAAGACAAATGTCGCAGGAATGATAAGGGTTGATTTTGAAGTAAAAATGGTAGGAAGTTCTGGCGCAGCGAGGATATACAAAAACGGAGCGGCATTGGGGACATCGTTTGGGATAGGAACACTAAACACTTGGTTTAAGTTCTCGGATTATTATCCTTCGGAATTCGCCACAGGTTATAGTTTCGCAATAGGAGATTTAATCCAATTATATGCCCTGTTAAACGGCGCTGGGACTTATTATGTCCGCAACTTCAGGGTTTACTTTGATTATCAAACCACTTTGCCAACAGTAGTTAATACAGATTAAAAAATATAAAACAAAATTTATGAATTTTTCTCAAATGGTGCCAGAGTTGGAAAACCGGCTCTCAGTCGCCTCAACAAACACGTTCTGGTCAACAACGATGTTAAAAAGTTGGCTCAATCGGTCTAATATTTGGGCGTGCGCTTTCAAAAAGTGGCCTTTTACCGAGAAAAAAGATGATACCGAAACAACAGTGGCCAGCCAGGATAATTACGACTATCCGACAGACTTTAAATCAGACAGCATCAGAATTTTAAGGGTTGACGGCAAAAGATATACGAAAATAAGATATGAGGATTACTTGAAATACCGGGAAGACGATCCTGATGGCGACGATAAAGTTTTCAGCGATTATAAAAGAGAATATTTTATCAACCCGAATTGCTTTTCAGGGGGAGAAACGATTGAAGTTTATGGCCAGGCGACTCCGGACTCTCTTGAATTGAGTGAAACAGGGGTGGCGACGGCCACTACCGCTCTTCGCTTGATAGACGCCACTAAAAATCAATTTGCGGCCGGGGATGTGGGGAAAACGGTCTGGAATAAAACTGATGATACTTTTGCTATCGTAACCGGCTATAATAACGGTTCAAGTTTGACTATTGATACCGACATAATGGCGAAAGCCGAAGATTATGAATTATATTCCGAAACCAATAAAACCCCGTTTGCCGATGCCGAGGAAGAGGGCAACGAAGCAATTATCAAAAAGGCCCTGTCAATCGCTCTGAAAAAAGGAAAGAAGTTTAACGAGGCAAAACTTGAAGAAACTGAAGCTAGAGAAATATTAAATGAAATTTATACAAGAATCCAAGGAGAACAATCAAATTACCATACTAAAAAAAGGTCGTTGTTCAAAAAGATAAATATTATCAAGGGAACGACGAGTTAAAATTATGCCAACACAAATGCCAGTCAGGTATTTTTATAGAAAAGGAGGAGGGGCGGGTCAACCACCTCAACTTATGATTTCTCCTTCTCCTAATGTTCCTTACGGATACCAAGAGGTAAACGAGCAGCAAGCGAGGAACTATATCGCAGAACAGGAACGGGCAGGGGCTAAACTTGATCCTTCTGGAAGCAACTATTACACGCAAGCTGCGGGAGAGAGATACCCCACAGTCGGACTTCAAGTGTCAGGAAAGGAATACTTGACAGGAGGCGGACAGCAGTATTTAGCCCAAGGTTCTCAACCTGGGACTTCTTTCGTTCCAGTCCAACAGGAAGCGGAATATTTAGCCAATGAGGCGGCGGTAAAAGCGGGGACTATGATTAAATCGGGAGCGCCGGGAGCAGAACTTTATACTCCAGTAGGAAGCGCCGCTCAATTACAACAACAAGGAGTGCCGATAGAACAGCAATTAAAAACTCCGTCTGTTCAAGCCCAGATACAACAGCAAGGGTTGACTCCGGTAGTCCCGCAACAACCAACTCCTCAACCACAAGTTTTGGGTTCTCAGGGGACAACGCCACCCGTCCCAACGCCGACGCCTGCTGGGCAAACTTATACAATACAAGCGGGAGATACCTTATCCGCATTAGCGGCAAAGAATAACACGACAGTCGCCGCTTTAATGGCGGCCAATCCCCAAATTACCGATCCAAATAAGATTTATGCTGGGGCGACTTTGAATATTCCTGGGGCAAGTGCGGCGCCTGGAACACCGCCTTCT